TAACATAGTTTCGATAATTATCTACTGTATTGTCAGTTACACACTCTCCATTGATTACAACTTCTTCATATTGTGTATCAATTTTTGTAGGACACCCTTTTAACATTCCGATAAGATGCGAGACATCTTTACCATGTTCACCGTTACCTCTGGTCAAACCCATCTTTAATTTTCCATTACGGTAAATTAGAGAAAGATTAGTACCATCAATCTTCGGGAGTTTGATACTCATAAAACTATCTATTTCATCTTCGTTAAACACTTTACGAAGTGAGTATAGTTTATAAGGATGTTTTACCTTACCTGGAGCGCCACCTACGTGCTTTGTAGGTGAATCGTGGTCTCTCCAACCTTGAGCCTTCTCCACAGCCTCCAACTTATCATATAGCTGATCGTAGTCGGCATCTGCTATTGCAGAGGCTGAGTTGTCATAATATGCTTTGTTGTGCTTTTGGATTAGCTCTTTGAGTTCTTTGTAATTCATATAAATATAATATAAAAAAATTAATCATTAAGAAAGTTTAAAGTTAATCTTTGATGGACTCTTCCAGCTGAGTAATTAAATCATTAAGATACCATTTGGCTTTACTTAAATCTTCTCTTTGTTTTCTTTTATCGCTATGTTTTAAATTATATCTAGTAACATATTTAATTACATTACCTTGAGCATAGTTCATATCCCATGACTTTATATAGTCATTTGTTTCTATGCCTTTGTTATAGTGTGGTGGGTGGTTTACCATGTCATTGATTGACACAGTTCCATTTTGTTTAGATAATTTTTCTACAGCATCTGCTGATAGATATACTTCATGCTCATCTTTACCGTATTGAATAAAAGGAGATTTATCTTTTTGTACTAATTTTTCTTTTTTCATACTGCCCATTTCTCGTCTATAAATTGTTTTGCCTTTGTCAGGCGACTCATAAATATATTTTTTTTCTTCTTCTTTTTTTCTTTCTTGTCTCAATTTCCATAACATCCAATCATAATAACGTTCTGGCTCACTGTCTTCATAAAGTTTTGGTTCAATATCTTCATAAAGTTTTTGCCATTCTTTAGTAGAATCGTATTCAGTCATTTACAAATTCCATTATCATAGGAAAAATAGGCTCAAGAACTATTGCACAATCTCTAGCAATAATCATGTGTTCTTTCTGTGTACCGTTACCGCTACGTAATTGAATGTAGTGCACCCAACTTCTTAAATTACCATTCATATACAAACGTGTTTTTGTACAACCTTCGGGCAGGACTGCACGAGCCTGTTCTTTAGCAATACCTTTGCTAATTGCCCAATCATATGCTTCTTTAGACATTTTTATTACATCTTCTTGCATATGACCCCAATCCATTTCTAATTGTTGATCATACGTTTCAATTGAGTTTTGCCTATTTTTTGTATCTTGCAGCCTTGGTTCTCTGTATGTAAATGTTTCTTTCATATCTTGTGGATTTGCATATCGTTGACTAAATTCTTGAAAAGAAAAACTACGATGTCTTACTATTTGGTGTGCAATATCTCTAGTAGTTTCTATCTCCAAACAGGCTGATACCATCTCAAGGGGTGACCAATGTCCGTGTTTAATCAAATATCTTATTAGTTTTTCACTTGTTTCACTGTTCATTTGATTAGCAGGATTACTAACTCTAGCACAATAGGCAATTAAATCTTGAATATTATCTATACCAATTATATTAACTGGTTGAGAATAGCTTACTAATCTTACTGACATTGGTAACTCCTTAAAAGTTTTATTTAATTTATTTTACTTTTAATTGCGGCCAATAGAGAAGAAAGATTTTCCTTTTTGTTAAGGTTTGTACCTTCTACTTGAATTCCAAGTAGTTCTTCTATTTCACGAAGCATAACTTTAACTGTTTGTCCTTTTTCTCCATGATCTATTACAGGTTTCTCATAAATTTTTAATTGTACTAGCTTACTTATAACAGATCTGTAACCTTTAGAAAAATGATCTGCTAATGTATAAACATCTTTTATATCACTCTCTACATACATTTTTATAAGTTTTGCTTCTTCTTCATCATTCCAAGCTTTAACGCTCATTTGTTATCTCCAAATCTAATTCTAATTGATTACTACGAATATATTGCTTGGCTACTTCTTGGCTGGCTGCTTCTAATAAGGGAAGTAGCGAACTTGTTTCATCTGCTAGTAGCGAAAATCCACTTTTAGTTGGGTACCATTGACCGGTATCTCCATCCATAGAATATTCTCTTATGTGTAAATATAGTTTATCTCTAAACTCATTTAAAGTTACTTTTACTGCGTTTCCATTTGGTTTATGAAAAGCAGTGCCAAAATCAATATTCAATAGTATTCTCTCTTAACCATTTGTTAGGTTTGACAATCATATTCAGCGAATATCTCGCTTCTGAACTGTCTATATTTTTTGCTCCATGAGGAGTATCTGGATCAAAAACAACACCCTGCCCTTTTTCTAAGCATATTTCATCTTTACCAAAAACACAAATAAAATTAGGATTGTGGTTAATTGCAATCCAAATTCTTAAGTGTTTTTCAGGAGGGTTGTGCCAATTTTCTTCATCAATGTGTATTGGCGTTACATTTTTTGGTTCTTGTTTTAAAATTCTTATTCTTGCAGTATTACATTTAAATTTACTAATTTCATACATAAGATTAGGTGTTGACCCTGTAATACTAGTAAACATGTAATTACTGCAAATATCAGGACTTACTTTAAACATATTATTAGGTTTACCGTCAGGACTTTTAATAGCACAAGCAGTAATAGCATTTTTTAAATCTCGATCATCATAATTATAATAAACTAAATTTTTACACTCAGCTAATAGATCAGATTCTAAGTTAAATTTTAAATATCTATATGTACTCACTTTACCTCAACAGTATCATCATCTTCAGGTAATATGTTTAATATTTTTTTCTTTTTAATTTTTTTAGGAGTTTTATCTATTTCTTCCCATTGCTTAATTAAATCGTTAGCTTCTGGAGTATCATAACCATTTACTCTAGCATACTCTTTTATTTCGTCTATATTTTTAAATAATCTAAGTTTGTCTGTATTCATCTAAATATTCCTTTAAGGTACCTCCCTCAACAGGTCGATCTAAGTAATCTTTTCCTAGGAGGTATAAATTTTTATTTCGTTTTTCAAGATTACTTAACCAGTCATTATAACATTTTGTAACGCCTTGTAAACCTCTAACGTAATGGGCATTAACTGTATGAAATGCATTACTCCACCATATAACTGAATCTTCTTCGTCTGTTATGTATGGGTATAATTCTTCAGGATTTTCACATAAGTCCATATGAACATAAGTATGTTTTAATTTTCTATATCTATTCCAATGATTTTGTAAATTGTCACTTCCATTCCACCATTTTAACTCTCTTGTCCATAATTCTGAGTCACTTAAAAACTGTGTTTCATTACCTCCTGTAACATTTATGCCATGTTGCTTAATAGCATTATTTACAAATGTGGGGTAGTCTACTCCATTCCACTGAGTAACAAGTAATTTCTTAAATGCTAGTGCTTGCTTACTATAATCAAAATAAACAACTTCAGTATCTTCATCAAATCCAAATTTATGTAGTATCATATTTGGTTTAAAGGCTGCGGCAACGCAATAAAGTTTTTTAATCTTTCTATCTTTAGGAAACTTTAAATACTTTAAATCAATATAGTTTTCAGTATTCCATATAAATACACAGTCTTTTGCAAAGGATACAATATTATTAATCCAAGCCAATTGATTTTGAAGCACTTGTACACCTTTTGCTGGATATAGATATTGCTTTGCTCCTCTTATTTTAGGGTGAAAGTTGTATACAGTAAGCCCATTCTCTAAAGACTTATTTACAAAGTTCCAGCCATCAACATATGGGGTACAAATACAAGTATCTTCTGTAGGCATTAAGGCTAAAGGAGTATAATCATCATGTATATTTTTTGCGTGTCTACGAGCTGCGGCGAGAGTCTCTGAAGGTTCTAGTTGTTTATCTCCAAAAACTGGTTTATCAAATTTTTTGTAGTAATTTAAATTTACTAGTATACATTGTTTATGAAGACCATAATATTTGTTACCACCTCTGCTCTGTGAATTGTCTGTATGACTATCCATTATATGCCCTGTTACAAAAAAGTCTTTTATTTCTATCCACTTTTCAATAAACTTGAAAAACTCACTTGTTTTTATTAAATGTCCTACACACTGTACAATACAGTATTCTGCTCCTTCAATTTCACAAGCTTTATCTAACACTTGATTTACAGAAGTTCCTTTTACCAAAGGGCCAAAGTATTTAAATCTTGAAAAAAACTCAGTTAATTCTTTTGATTTTTGAGCTAAGTCTAGATTTGGAATTGTTGTTCTATCATCATAAATACCAAGAACATACTTTTTATCAACGCCCATTTTTCTCATAGCTACGCTCCACTAATTTTTCATATGCTTTATCATGCACTCCATGAACTATTATATGATATCTATCTTCGTTACTTTTGTTTATATAGGCATGAATATTACCAACGTCTAATAACATTGCATCTCCGGGAGTAAAAGGAACATACCCATGGTGTCCTTTCATTTTCATATTACAACCTTTTGGGTGACTTAAAGCAATATTTATGGGAGAAAGTTTATTTACATCAGAATCATAGTGAGGAGTTATATATCCGCCTGGTTCTAGTAACATAAATCGTAATCTGAAGTATCTTTTATAAGGAAATATATCTTTAAAAAACTTTGTAGTGACAGGACATCTATCACAAATTTCAGTCCATTTATAGGGAGTTTCGTCATGACTTTTATAACCATACTGTACAAAATGATTTGTTTTATAGGGATCTATTCCATGTATACATAAACTCCTCCAACCTTTATGAGAATAAGAACCTGAATCAGGAGATTTATCTTCATCTCTATGTTTAGTGAACTCGTCTTTTAACGATATGGCCTCTTGAAGCATCTCTTCGTGAGGTATCTTAATATCTAATTTTAACCAAGGAAGTTTACTTTCATTAATAATCCATTTGTAATTAGTCATTTAGTTCTCCAACGGGCATACATATCAAATATGGTCAAAGATAGCCAAACACCTAATAAAGCATTCATAATGTAAATAGAGCCTACTGATAATAATTGCTTAATGTGTAAATATATAAATAAGGTAGTAAGAAACACTACTATATGATCAAGTGTCGTCATTCAGTCTCTGTTTGAGCCATAATTTGTTCCCAATAAGCATCATCGTAAGCAAAGCTAGTTCCACAGCCGCAACTCATTTTAGCACCAGGATTTGTAACTTTTAACTGTTTATTAAGTCCTGAATCTTCTAAATCAATCTCAGACCCTCTGAGATAAGTTAAGCTTTCTTTATCGATAATCGCGATTGGGTCTGTACTAAAACAAACGTCATTACTATCAGGTGCTTGTGCAATATCAAATAGATACTGAAAACCACTACAGCCGCCACCTGCTATACCAAATCTAAACATCTCACCCTCTGTTAAAACTGAGCTTATATAAATGGCTGCTTTTTTAGTGATTGTAGGTAATTCTGTTTGTGTTTCATCTATGATAGGTGCGTTACCGTGAAAATCCCACAGTAGTTTTTCTTTAAGAGCGCCAGTCATTCTTTTCAGTCTCTGAGGTTTGTGTCATCGCAGTTGCGTGAGTATTAATGAAAGGTACAACATTTGCTATAAAATCATCTTTTGCAAGTCTAACATCTATAATTGGAGTACTTGCATTTACATCAATTTCTTGATCTGTTCCACCACACATATAGAATGCTTGATCCTGACCTGAAAGTGTATAAGCCACTTTCCAAGTATAATCTGTTTTATTTTGATTATTTGCTGCCGTTTCAACGTGTGTTTGTAAATATACATTATCAAT